TTCATCCACATTCTGGTCTTAGGGGTAATACCCTTCCAAGAAGACCAATCGTCTCCACCCTTTGTCATGTAGTATGCAATCTCTGCATTTTTGACGGGATTGAATAGTTCAGCATTTGATTCAAGATCAAACTTGGTTCTACGATCAGGACCAAGTGTATCAATCATATTAATTTGGAACATTCCATAAGACGAGTCACCAGTCTTGTGGTTTCCATTGAATGCTAATGGGCGACCATTAGACTCTTTCTTAGCAACTGCCCAAGCCACAACAAGGTCTTTGCCCTTGAAGCCAACTAGTGATAACAGTTCCTTAAGTTCTAAATCAGTCAGAGAAACCTTATTCTCAAAACTCTCTAACTTTTTTGCCTTAGAAACCAAAAAAACCTCTTTCGAGGTGGTTTCCGATGTCTGAGCCTGTTCAAGGCTAAGATTGTTCTTAGTATCTAGTTCTGGGGTAGCATTAGCGACATTCGAAAATACAGTCACAACTAATACGATACTGAGTGTGCTAATGATCTCTTTGTTTCTTTCGATAAATTTAATCATAGTTTCCTCCTTAGAAAACAATAACACCTTGGTAGGTGTTACTACCAAGTATAACATAATTTTCATCCAAAAGTCAAATCTAGGTGTATAATAAAGATTATGGCTACAGGCGTATCATCTAATTATCCTACTATGAAGTATCCACTTGCTTCTGATCCCGTGAACGTACACGGAGACATTAAAGTACTTGTTGATGCTTTAAATGATATTTTGCCACCACTAGGAATGACTAGTGTTTCTTCACCAGTTAGAAATAATACTAGTTCTGTTTTGTCTGCTGGAACTCCCGTTTATATTACAGGAAATGTTTCACATAGCGGACAAATGAAAACAACTGTAGAAAGATATAACCCATCAGCAAGTAATCATAACCAAGATTCACCAATACTTGGTTTGATACAGACAGGAGTCGCTGCATTAAGTGATGGTGTTGCCGTAGTATCTGGAGTTTTGCAAATGAACACATCTGGAATTGGTGTACCTGGAACAAAAGTTTACATTAATTCAAGTGGGGAACTTGTTGGAGGAAGACCATTAACTGGCCCAGCAAGATATGTTGCAGTTGTTGCAGTTCAGGGCACACAAGGATTAATTGTTGTTCAGACAAAAGGCAACGGTACTTGGGGAGCACTCAAAGACGGATTGTCGTGATATAATAACATCATGGCAACTCTAAGAGGATCTCAATCACTATACAATATAGGCAACCCACCTCCAACTGTAATTTGGACTGTTGTCCGTGGAGATACTTCTGGCTTTAAGGTTTATGTAACAGATGATGCAAAGGTACCGCTAATTTTAAAGGGTGCTGGATCTCAATGGACTATTGCTATGAAGATTAAGAGACCTACTTCAACCCCTGGAATTATTACAGACGCTGCAACATTAGTTTTAAACTTATACCCAGTTGCAGATGAAGATGACTTGGTTGGAGAGTTTACGGTTTATCTTACAGCAGCACAATCAGTACAACTTCAAACAGGAGACATCTTTGATATACAAGTGTCAGACCCAACAAGAGTTTGGACGGTTGCTCAGGGTAGCCTAAAAATTCTTGAAGATGTAACAGATTAATGGCCACAGCATTAATACTTGATGAACTTAACGGTAAAACAAAAAAAATTTTTCCTATTGACTATCCGTTAATTCAGGTAGAAGACTTTACAAGAAACACTTTGATCACAGAGATACTTCCTTTTAGAGTTAAGTTTACAGCCATTCAGATACAGGCTATTGGTTTGGGTAATACCCCAGGTATTGGGCTTCAAGTTATTGGCTATAGCAACTACATTCTATAAAAATATCATTAAAACGCATGTTACAATTACCACATGGCTAAGATATCAATCGCAAGTGTAAAATCCCTGTTTCAGACAGGTGACAGACCTACTCAAGAAAATTATGTAGATCTAATCGATACCGCAACTGCTCAATCAACAGATTTGGGTTCTGCAGGTAATAACGAAGTTACAGTCAACGGAATTGAAAACGTAACTGTTGTTGATAACTTTGATGCTACAGAGTGGCGCATGGTTAAGTATATTATTTCAATAGCAAAAACCACTGCAGGAGCCAACAAGTACTATTCAACCGAATTAACAATTCTTGTTGATGGAATAAACATAAATGTTACAGAATATGCAACAATCGACAATGATGGGAATATTGGCACCATTAATGTCTCCCGCACTGGAAATACCGTGGCTTTATCAGTCACTCCAGTAAGCGGTATTACACCTATAACAGTTCGTTACGCACGAATTGGTTTAAAGGCTTAAGGAGATATAAAAAATGGCAACAGTAAATAAAAATTTCAAGATCAAACAAGGTCTTGTCGTTGAAGGTACAACAGGTACAATCAACGGTTTCAACATTCTTACAGAGAATCAGGCTTCAGAAGATTACATCGTTGGTATTGTTGGAGGAACTACACTTGTTACCTCCGTTGAATCAACACAGATGGAAGTTACTGCTGGCGAACTAAATATTAAATCAGGAGTATTTGATGTATCAGGTGCTGCAGCAGCAGCACAGTCTGCAGCAATCTCTGCAGCAGCATCAGACGCTACTACTAAGGCTAACGCTGCACAATCTGCAGCGACAACCGCAGCAGCAACAGATGCTACTACTAAGGCTAACAACGCTAAGTCAGGTGCAGAAGCAACAGCCTCTGCGGATGCAACTTCAAAGGCTAACGCTGCAGTATCAACAGCATCAGCAGATGCAACATCTAAGGCAAATGCTGCACAAGCAGCAGCAATCTCAGCAGCAGCAAGTGATGCAACTACTAAGGCAAATGCTGCACAGGCTGCAGCAGAAGCAACAGCAGCATCAGCACTTACATCTGCAATTAACACAGAGGTTGCAAACCGCAACACAGCAATTGGAACCGCAGTAGATAATCTTGTTGATGGTGCACCAGCACTTCTTAATACATTAAATGAATTAGCAGCAGCGATTAATGATGACGCTAATTACACAACAACTATTACAACTGCACTTGGAACAAAAGCACCACTTGCTTCTCCAGCACTTACTGGAGTCCCAACAGCACCTACTGCAGCAGCAAATACTGATACAACTCAGATTGCAACTACAGCATTTGCTAAGGCAGAAGCAGATGCAGCACAGTCTGCAGCAGAAGCAACAGCCTCTGCAGATGCAACATCTAAGGCAAATGCTGCACAATCAGCAGCCTCTGCAGACGCTACTTCAAAGGCTAACGCTGCAGTATCAACAGCATCAGCAGACGCTACTTCAAAGGCAAATGCAGCACAGGCTGCAGCAATTGCACACGCAGATGCTCTTACAACATCTGATGTAGCAGAAGGAAGTTCACAATACTTCACAGATGCTCGTTCTAAGGCTTCAGCAGCAGATCTTTTGACTGGTGCTACAAAGACTAACATTACAATTACAGGTTCAGGTTCAGGTCTTGTTATTACCGCAGAAAACGGTGTAGCAGATTCTACAACAACTGATCTTGCAGAAGGTACAAACCTTTACTTTACAAATGCTCGTGCAATCTCTGCAACAGCAGCATCATATGATGTTCTTGGAGCAGCAGCAGCAGCAAAGACTGCAGCAGAGGCTACAGCCTCAGCAGATGCAACAAGCAAGGCCAATTCTGCAAAGACTGCAGCAGAGGCTACTGCTTCAGCAGATGCTACAAGCAAGGCTAACGCAGCACAGGCTGCAGCACAATCATTTGCTACTTCAGCAGACACAGCACTTCTTGGAACAGTAACAACAAATATTGCAACTGCTAAATCTGCAGCCGAAGCAACTGCAGCAGCAGACGCTACTTCAAAGGTTGCTGCAGAAGCAGCACTTAGAGTATCTGCAGACACAGCAGCAATTGCAACCGCAGCATCAGATGCAACCACTAAGGTTGCTGCAGAAGCAGCACTTAGAGTATCAGGAGATTCAGCATCAGTTGCGACAGCAGCAGGAGACGCTACTACAAAGGCTGACGCAGCCCAAGCAGCAGCAATCTCCGCAGCAGCAACAGATGCAACTACAAAGGCTAACACAGCAATTTCTACAGCAGCATCAGATGCAACTACAAAGGCTAACGCTGCACAAGCAGCAGCAGCAACAGATGCAACTACAAAGGCTAACGCTGCATTAACAAGTGCAAATTCTTATACAGATGCTGGAATTTCAGCGCTTGTAGGTGGAGCACCAGCACTTCTCAATACTCTTAATGAGTTGGCAGATGCAATTGGTGACGACGCTAACTTTGCTACAACACTAACAACATCCGTTGGCACAAAGGTTTCAAAGGCTGGCGACACAATGACAGGTGCTTTGACACTTTCAGGTGCACCAACATCAGGACTACACGCAGCAACAAAGACTTACGCAGATGGAATTGGAAGCACTGCAGCAGCAGATGCTACTTCAAAGGCTGACGCAGCAGAAGCAGATGCTATTGCAGCAGCAGCATCAGACGCTACTTCAAAGGTTGCTGCAGAAGCAACACTTAGAGTATCAGGCGATGCAGCCTCAGTATCAACTGCATCAGCAGATGCAACTACAAAGGCTAACGCTGCACAAGCAGCAGCAGCATCAGATGCTACTACTAAGGCAAATGCTGCACAAGCAGCAGCAATCTCAGCAGCAGCAACAGATGCTACTACAAAAGCAAATGCTGCACTAACTTCAGCACAAACTTATGCAGATGCACTTACAACAGCAGACGTAGCAGAAGTTACAAACTTATACTTTACAGATGCCCGTGCTCGTGCTGCGGTAGATGGAACAAATCGTTCATTTACATCAGTTGAGTTAAACTCAGTTGCTAAGCAAGTTGCAGCAACTCTATCAGCACCAACAGCAGGAGTTCAAACAGCCTACTCATGGGCAAAGGCTGACTTCCGTTCAGCAGAATTCCTTGTAAGAGTTGGTGCAGGAGCAAACACTGAAATGTCAAAGGTTCTTTTAACACTTGACACTGCAGACAACATCGCAATTACAGAGTACGGAATTGTTGCAACAAATGTTGCACTAGCAGGAGTCTCAGCAGCAATATCAGGAAGCAATGTTGAACTACGGGTAACAACTCTAAACAACACTTCAGTAATTACTGTTATGGGAACATTGATCAAGTAATAAAAAATAAAAATAGTTGGAAGAGGGAGCAATAAATGGCAACAGAGAACAAAGACTTTAAAGTCAAGAATGGATTAGCCGTAGCAAACGGCGGTACATTCGGAGGTGCAGTAACAGTAGGAACTCCTACTATTAACGCACACGCAGCAACCAAGGAGTATGTAGATTCCCTAACAGCAATGGCTGTATCATCAACTGCTCCCTCTTCACCAACTAATGGTAAACAATGGTTAGACACTTCAACAAACAGAGTTAATTTCTATTACAATGGTTCTTGGTATACCCAAGCAACTATTGATGATACAAATAATTTACCACAGCATATTCACGATACCGCAATTGATGGAACTGGTTTCATAGTATCTCAGTTCTATGAAGGTGGATCATTCAACAGCCCATTGGGTGTAGGTTTGGATGCAGGTAGCCCCTCTACAACAGAGTGGACAGTTGTATTCGATGGCGGTAGTGTAGTAGATAACTTCAATTAAAATATTGATGTTATAATAAGATAAGTAAATGGGCAGCCCCCATAAAGGAGAAATAAAATATGGCAACAAGAATGCAACAGCGCAGAGGAACTGCAGCACAATGGACGGCTGCAAACCCTGTTTTAGCAGCAGGTGAAATCGGATTCGAAACCGACACAAATAAGTTTAAGATGGGTAACGGTTCATCAGCATGGACAGCCCTGACATATTTTGCTAATTCATCAGAACTAGCAGCACTAATTACTGGAGCACCAGGAACACTTGATACTCTTAATGAGTTAGCAGCAGCAATCAATGATGATCCAAACTTCTTTACAAGCGTTTCAAATCAGATTGCAGATGCAATCGCTGGTGTAGAAGCAGACTACGCATCCCTTGCTGGTGCAGGAATCGACTGGAATGCAGGACAATCAAGATTTGATATAGACTCAACAGTTGCAACAACTTCTCATGTTTCAAGTGCAATCCAAGATCATAGCCAGGACACATCTTCAGTACACGGAATTACAGACACACTTTCTCTTGTTACCTTGACAGGATCTCAATCTTTGACAAACAAGACATTACAATATCCAGCAATAACCAGTCCTACTGGTTTAGTTAAAAACGATGTTGGTCTACCAGAAGTAGATAATACTTCAGATGCAAACAAGCCTCTATCTAACACAGCAGTTGCTGCTCTACAGTTAAAGGCTAACCTTGCAGGGCCAACTTTCACAGGAACAGTAACACTTCCTTCAACAACAATTATTGGAGATGTTAACTATTCAGAGTTAAGCATTCTTAATGGTGCAACCATCACTACTACAGAACTTAATCATGTAGATGGAGTTACATCTGCAATTCAAACACAGATAGACACTAAGGCTCCTATAGCATCACCTACATTTACTGGCACAGTTGCTGGTATCACAAAGGCAATGGTAGGACTTGGAAATGTTGATGATACAGCAGACTCAGCAAAGCCAGTTTCAACAGCACAGGCTACAGCAATTGCAACTGCTAAGTCAGAAGCAATCGCAGATGCAACATCACAGGTAAATGCAGTAATCGCATCAGCCCCAGCAGCACTAAATACTCTTGACGAATTAGCAGCAGCACTTGGTGATGATGCAAACTATGCAGCAACAATAACAAATGCACTTGCTTTAAAGGCACCAATAGCAAGCCCAACATTTACTGGTACAGTATCTGGTGTAACAGCGACAATGGTAGGACTTGGTAGCGTAGATAATACTTCAGATGCCAATAAGCCAGTATCGACTGCAACACAAACTGCTCTTAATCTTAAGGCAAATCTTGCTTCACCTACATTTACAGGAACTGTTGCAGGAATTACTTCTACAATGGTTGGTCTAGGTAACGTAGACAATACATCAGATGCTAATAAGCCAGTATCAACAGCAACTCAAACAGCGCTTAACCTAAAGGCATCTGTTGGAACACCAACATTTACAGGAGTCGTAACAGTTGCTGCACAGGGTATAGCGTTCACAGACGGAACACAGACAATGGAAGGCGTTCCTTCACGGACACCTATTATCCAAAAGACAGATTCCTACACTCTTTCAGCACTTTCAGAAAGAGATTCACTTATTGAAATGAATAAGGCAACAGCAGTAACAGTAACTATACCGTTAAATGCAACTGTTGCTTACCCAGTAGGGTCATCTATTGATATCCTACAGACTGGTGCAGGTCAGGTAACTATCGCTGCAGCATCAGGAGTAACTATTAATGCTACTCCAGGATTTAAACTACGTACACAGTGGTCTTCTGCAACTCTTATGAAGAGAGCAACTAACACATGGGTAATCGTAGGAGACCTAACAGCATAAAAAAATAAGAAAAGAAATTGGAGAAAAAAAATGGCAAAGAAAGAATTAGGATCGAAGTCTCTACAACAGAATGACTTCTTAGAACCAAAAGCGCCAACAGGCGTTACAGCAACAGACGTAGGAACTGCTCGCTCATTCAATAATGGAGCAGCAACAGTTTCTTTTTCTTTGCCAGCAGATTCTCCAGCAGCAACATCTTATACAGTTACATCTTCTCCAGGAGGATATACTGGAACAGGTTCAGGATCACCAATAACTGTTGCAGCACTTTTATCTAATACATCTTACACATTTACAGTTACAGCAACAAATGCTTCAGGAACATCTGCAGCATCTGCTGCATCTGCTGCAATAACAGCAACAACTGTTCCAGCCACACCTGCTGCACCAACTGCAACAACAGCAGTCAACTTAGATACAGTTACTTGGGTAGCACCTGCAAACGGTGGAAAAGCAATCACTAACTATACTTGGGCATCTTCTGATAGTAAGGGTGCAACACTTAATGCAACCTCTACAACAGTAACCCAAGAAGGAAGTACTGCTCAGACATATACCGTTTATGCAACAAATGCTAACGGTAACTCTACAGTATCTGCAGCATCTAACAGCGTTACAACAACACCACCATTCTTCCCACCATTCTTCCCACCATTCTTCCCACCATCATTCCCATTCTTCCCACCATCATTCTGTCCGTTCTTCCCACCGTTCTTCCCAGGATTTTGTCCATCATTTTGTCCATCATTTTGTCCATCATTCTGTCCGTTCTTCCCAGGATTCTGCCCATCATTTGGACCAAGTTTCCAGACATTCTGTTGTCCAAATTGTTTCTCAGTACCAGCAAGTGCAAATTATGAGGACTACTGCTAAATATGAATAAAATAAAAGGAGAAAAAAATGAATAATTCTACAGTATACACAGTTAGCATATCATTCGGAGAAAAATCATCTTCTCTTGATATGGATAAGCAGATTCATGATTTGCTATTCTACAAGAACTACACAGAAGATCCAGAGTTTACAACAAGCAATGGTGGCATTCTTATTAAGTTTATTAAAGATGGTCAGTCATACTTTTGGAAAGTAGATCAGAATACATCTGAAATTTTAAAAGAAGAATATTCTTTAGATATTTTAGATAAAAAAGAAGTAGAAACAGAAGATCGTATATAAACACTTTTATGGTACAATTGTTTTGTAGATAGTACCAATAAGGAGATTTATAAATGAATTTTGAAAAACATTACTACTTTGACCTAGACGGAGACAAGGTTTTGTTTTACAAGTTAATGCTAGATGAAAACAAAAACCCTTATGAAGGATATGAGGGAAAAATGTTTGGTCTAGAAAACAATCCTTTAATTTTAGATATAACTAGTTTAGGATATATACCAAAAAGAGGAAGTATTTGGGATGGAAAAACTTTTAAATTAGACGGAGTTGACAATCTCAATCTTGACACACAAAAAATACATCTTACTTGCAGTGACTATACTTCTATTTCATTTTTAGTAAATAACACTGTAACTGGTTGTATGTCTTGGTGTCATGGCTCTTCAGACAATGATGTAATAATTGCAGCAGCAAAAAGCAATCCAAAAATTATTTACAAAGAAGTGGAAGTTGAATAGAAAATGTCAGAAGAATTAACTCCTTGGCAGCAATATAAAAAAAATCTAGGGGAAACAAGACCTTGGGATTTTTTAGATTCAAACACTGAGTATGTCTCAGAAGAAGAAAAAAACACAAGAATTGACATTTGTAGGTCATGTCCTGAATTTATAAAACTAACAACCACATGTAAAAAGTGCGGTTGCTTTATGGCAGCAAAAACAAAGTTACAAGATGCCTCTTGCCCTATAGGAAAATGGTAAAAATGAAAAATGATATAAGTTGGATAGACTTGCCAAGAGTTGAGTTATCAAAAAATAGGATAGAAAAAAGAATAATTTCAGAAGGAATAGAAGTAATCAATTTAGACTATGGAATTAATCTATATAGAAATGTCTTTAGCGTTAGTCAAGGATTAGATATAATATCAAAACTTGAAAAAGTAATAGAAGAAAAAAATGAATTTAAATGGAATTCTGCAACTGTAAATGATACAGAAAAAATAGATGCAGTAAGAAATTGTTTTGATCTAAAGTACAAGAGAGAAAATTTAGGTAAGATTATTGAGTTTAATCAAGATTTATTTGACATACATCAAGAAGTTGAAAATTATCTAGATAAGTCTTTAAGGGATTACGAGTCTTTATGGCACCTGCAAGTAAAATATAAAGAGGCTTTTAATTTTGTAAAGTATTTGCCAGGAGAATATTTTAAGATTCATGCAGATCATGGTCCATATTACACCTGTACCATTTCTGCTGTTATTTATCTTAATGATGATTACGAAGGTGGAGAAATAGATTTTCCTAGACACAATATCAAGATCAAACCACAAGCAGGTGATATAATTTTGTTCCCATCTAACTTTGTATATGAGCACTCATCTTGTAAAGTAACAGAAGGAACAAAGTATTCTGTAGTAATAATGACAGACTATAACGACATTCATCATAAAGAATAGAGAGAAAGGTATATTATGAATAATAAAGAAGAAGTTACGGCCAATCCTAAAAAGTCTTGGACATCTGTAGAAGATTTAGGAAGTGGTATATTTGTTTATAGAAATGTAATAACCAAAGAGTTAAATGCAATTCAAAGACTAGAAGAAGTCTTAAACAAAGAAGATAACGGTTACATTTGGAGACCAGCATATGTTGGATATCAGCAACTTATGCCAAACTATAGAGATTGCGAAGACTTTAAGTTTAAAAAAACAGACATTGAAAGTGATTTGTCAGCAGACTCTGTAAAACTTCAAGAACTTTGGCAAGACTGCTATGACAGACAAAAACTAGCAGTTGATGATTATCAAAGACGTTTTAACATAGGTGAGTTAAGATATTGGGAAGCAATGAATTTTGTAAAGTATACAGAAGGAAAGCATTTTCAGTACCATCATGATCATGGATCTTCATATAACTGTACAGTTTCTTTGGTTGCTTACCCAAATGACGACTATGAGGGTGGAGAACTTTCTTTTAGACACCAACAACTAGTGATAAAGCCACAGGCTGGAGATCTATATATCTTCCCATCAAACTACATGTATAGTCATAGAGCGATGCCAGTTCATTCAGGAACAAAGTATTCTATTGTTACTATGCTTGACCACAGTGCAAAGTACCATAGACCAGAAATGTTCCAAGAAACTGGAGACTAAGTTGGAGATAGAGATTTACCAGTCAGGTAATGCTCACATAAACTTTTCAACACTTCCACCTAATAGAGACTGGATGGATAAAACATTTGAAAAGCATGCGTACAGGTGTTTGCCAGTATCTCTTTCAAACACACTTGGCTGGACATTTTCTTTTCCTGAAGATATATCTTTTATCTGGGATGGAAATGATAGTTCTGAGCAAGGGCATGTAAAGGTTCTTTCTGGAGAAAGGTTTGTTTCTACTAACAGAGCAAACGCAACAATAAGTTTTGAGACTGGTCTTTGGCTTAGAACAAAAGAAAGCGTTAGCGTCTTGCTTATGCCAGTTCCAAACCAGTTTATTGACGGTGTTCAAGGGTTTACAACAATCATAAATACTTCTGTTTTATCTCCACCAATACCATATGCCTGGAAAATAACAAAAGCAAATGAGGTTATCACAATACCTGCAAATACTCCAATTGTTTCAATACTTCCGATAAGTCTAAAATCTATTCAGGATACTGTTTTTGTATTAAAAACAGAAAATTTTGGGAATGAATTTCACACAAAACTGTCTGACTATGGATCAAGATCTGCAGAAATAACGCAATCTGGATCTTGGACAAACTTCTATAGGGATGCCGTAAATCACCTTGGAGAAAAAACAGGTAGTCATGAACTAAAAAGCATAAAACTATCTATTAAAGATGAAAGAAGTATATAATTGGATATCAACAAAATAACATTTACAGCAAATAAGATATGGTTATCAAAAGATAGCAACTCTGTTCCAAGGCCAATAATAAAAACTATACCAGATTGGTTTAGAAAGGCTGACAGATTTCTAAAGTCTACTGTAGATGAAAGTTTTGTTATAGGTCCAGACAATGGAAAAATTCCTACATGGAAAGCCTGCCCAGCAATATTTGACATAATGGGGACTGGATATTCGCTTAACACCCCATGTGATATTGAGTTTTATATGACAGAGTCTGGCCTAAAACACAGGGTATTGAATAAAAAGTATCAAGATTTTATTCAGGTAAGAGAAGAGATGGCACAGTTTGAGCATCCTCATGGATACTATAAAGAACACTTTGCACTTACATGTGATTGGCAGATAAAACTTCCAGAAGGTTACAGCGCTCTATACTCTCAACCGTTTAATAGGTTTGAGTTGCCGTTCTTAGTTACTAGTGGAATTATAGATAATGATAAGGTTCATCTTCCTGGATCTTTGCCATTTTTTATTCAAGAAGGTTTTGAAGGTGTTATTCCAGCAGGAACACCATATACACAACTTATCCCATTTAAAAGAGAGAATTGGGTTTCTGATATTATAGAAGAAAATGATGCAATGGAATTAATGAAGCAGGCAATGGAAAATGCAAGTATCTATAGAAAACCAGACGGAGGAATATACAAGAATAATGTTTGGGAGCCAAGAAAGTATGAGTAGATATACTGGTATAATAATTTTATGAACAATAGTGAATTTTCTAATAATGGTCCAAGCGAGAGGGTATCTATAACAAAGTCTGGACATTTTGGATCCGATAAGTCTATGATACAGTCAAGAGATAACTTTATGACAGAAGAAGAGTTACAGTTTTTATCAAGTCAAGCAAGAGATATAACTGAATGGGATATAACTGAAACACACTATAATGAAGAAGGAACTGTTATATATGACTCAAAATATTGGGACGATAGAGTAGCAACTCAACTTACTTTAGATAAAAAAGATACAAGAATTAATCCAGCCATAGTGGTTTTACAAAAAAGATTAAAAAAAGAAGTAGATGATTTTTTTAGTGTAGATGCTTTTCCAACTAGTACTGCAATTGTTCGTTGGCTACCTGGCCAACTACAAAGACCACATGCAGATAAAGAGTTACACGAAGGCGAAAATGCTGGAAAGCCTAATGATTTTCCTTGGTACGATATTGCTGGACTGTTTTATTTAAATAATGATTATGAGGGCGGAGAGTTATATTTTCCAAATCAAGATGTCAGTTTTAAACCAAAAGCAGGGTCTGCATATTTTTTCCCAGGAGACATGAACTATATTCACGGTGTTAGTGAAATTAAAAGTGGAATCAGATATGTTATTCCATTCTTTTTTACTATACTATCCCATAAGGAGAAAATCAATGATAATTGATAACTTAGACAAAAAAAATTTTATATACTTAAAAGATGAAAAAAACACTAAGGGTGTTCTTGGAATAACAGATAATAGAATTGTAGAAATTCCAAACTTTGTAGATAAAGAGACAGCAGAAGGAATCATATCCTATGTTGAGTCAAAAGGAGATAATTGGGGAGACATAGCGTTTTATGGTTCTTCTGGAATGGGATTATCTCCAAATGATCCAACATTAATAGAAAATGGACTAACCAATAATTTTTTTGAAGATTTGAGAGAAAAGTTTAAAGATGCTGTTGAATTAGTCTTTGATAGAAAAGTTAAAGCAAATACCTCTCATGCACAAAAGTGGGATGTTGGAGGATTTGCCTCACCCCATTCAGATAACTCTGACTTTGAAGGAAATCCAAATGCTTTTGAGATTAACAAGTATGTTGGTATTTTATATTTAAATGATAATTATTCTGGAGGCAATTTGTTTTTTGTTGAAGAGAGCGATGAAAAGTCTGAAAATGTTGATATGTATGGAAAGGTAGTTCCAATATGGAAAGATCCGTATCTTTCATTTAAGCCAAACGCTTACTCATATTATGTTTTTCCAGGAGGATTAGAAAATATACACGGCGTAAGTGAAATATTAGATGGAACAAGATATACCATGGTTTCTTTCTGGGATTACGAAGATGCCTCATATAGTCAGGAAACTTTAGACAGGTGGGACGAAGAAGAAAAAGAAGTTAGAAGGCAGCAGGCTATTCAAAAAGAAGAATGGCAAAAAAATTAATTAAATAAAAGTCTAGTCAAAAGTTTTAGGGTTTTGCTTTTTCAAAACTCTGCTATACTTAAACTGTTTCGTTTTTGAAAGGATCCTATAAATGTCAGAAAATATAATAGAGTTTATTGAATTGCCATTAAGACATTCTCAGGTCAACTTTTCTTTTCCACCTCCAATATCTGCACAAGAAACAGCACCATCTTGGTACAAGGCACAACCTTCATCTTTTAGCAAAGAGGGTGAAGACCGAAATGAAAACCTAACCATAAAAAAATGTTTGCCAATCTTTGATGCAATGACTATGGGCTATTTGTTTCTTATGCCAGTTGATCTATATATCAATACTAAAAATGAACAAGTTGAGTGGAGTGTGGATGAAGAGTTTTCTAGTATAAAGGACATATTAATTAGTTGGCATTCTTCAGAACAAGTATCTCACTATCCATCTAAACCTAATATCTATGTAGACAACTTACTTAGGATTATGCCTATGTGGATGACAAAAACTCCTGAAGGATACAGCACATTATTTACGTCCCCAATACATCAATCAAATATTCCAATAAGAGCAGTAGAAGCAGTAATAGATACAGATAAATTTCTTCCTGCTTCAAGAAATGTATTCTTTTTAGAAAAAAATTTTGAAGGAGTTATAAAAAAGGGAACTCCAATATTGCAGGTTATTCCTTTTAAAAGAGAATCTTGGAAAATGAGCCTTGGAGTAGATCACAATGCAGAACAGGTTATGGACCAAAGAAGACGTAAAAATGCTTTTTTCCCAAATGGTTATCGTAATATAGCCTGGGAAAAAAAGAACTTTTCTTAAGCATAACTATTGAGAACACATTGAGAGTTTTGCTTTTTATAAAACTCTGCTATACTTAAGACTATTCCGTTTTTGAAAGGACGATACACATGTCAGATTTTTTTAGTTTTAAACTTCCAGAGGACTTCGTAGAAAAGTACAAAAACCAAGAAAGCCCATTTGGGTTTAAGGATGCAGCAGAAAATTCACTTGGAGAAATTACTTTTATTCGTACTTACTCCCGTATGAAGGAAGATGGAACTAAAGAAAGATGGCATGAGGTTTGTCGGCGTGTAATCGAGGGTATGTATTCAGTACAAAAGAATCATGCTAAAGAAAATCGGTTGCCTTGGAATGACTACAAGGCTCAGAAGTCTGCACAAGAAGCATTCCAAAGAATGTTTGAATTAAAGTGGACTCCACCAGGTCGCGGTATGTGGGCATTTGGAACCCCTATGACTATGGAGAAGAAGAACTCAGCAGCGCTTCAAAACTGTGCAATGGTATCTACAAAGGACCTTGACAAGAACGATCCAGGAGCCCTATTTGCTTGGGTTATGGACGCCCTTATGCTTGGAATTGGTGTAGGGTTTGATACAGTAGGACAGGATAAGAATTTCTCAATCTATGCCCCAACAGAACCTGAACAGGTGTTCGAAATCCCAGACACTCGTGAAGGATGGGTCGAGTCAGTTAGACTTCTTATCAACTCATATCTCAGAGCAAACCAAAGTATTCAGAAATTTAACTACGACTTGATCAGACCTCTAGGAGCCCCTATTAAGGGCTTTGGAGGCGTTGCATCAGGACCTGCACCCCTTATCAAGTTACACGACCATATAGACCGTGTAATCGGCTCCAGAGCGGGTGAAACACTAGACTCTCGTGCTATCGTAGACTTGGTAAACCTTATCGGTACCTGTGTGGTATCAGGTAACGTAAGACGCTCAGCAACTCTTGCTTTGGGAAATGCTGGGGATGAAACATTTATGAATCTAAAGAATTCAGAACTATTTCCAGAGCGTAACTCATTTGATCCAGAAAATCCAGGCTGGGCTTGGATGTCTAATAATTCTATTTCAGCAGAAGTAGGAACAAAGTACGAAGACTATGTAGATTTAATTACAGAAAACGGAGAGCCAGGTTTTATCTGGCTTGATGTTGCCCGTAATTATGGACGACTAAAGGATGCGCCAGACGGTAAGGATTATCGTGTGATGGGATTTAACCCATGTGCGGAGCAGCCATTAGAATCATACGAATTATGTACGCTTGTAGAAGTGCACTTAAATCGTCATGAATCTAAGGAAGACTTCCTGCGTACCCTGAAGTTTGCATACCTATATGGAAAGACTGTAACACTTGTTCCAACACACTGGCCACAAACAAACGGTATCATGCAACGCAACCGTCGTATTGGTACATCACTTACAGGTATTGCATCATTTGCAGATCAAAAGGGTTTGCCAATTGTTCGTGAATGGATGGATGAGGGTTATAACAAGATTCGTCATTATGACCATCAGTATTCAGAATGGCTATGTGTTCGTGAATCAATTCGTGTAACAACCGTTAAGCCATCAGGATCAGTTTCAATTCTTTCTGGTGCAACTCCTGGAGTTCACTGGGGACCTGGAGGAGAGTTCTTCCTACGTGCCGTTAGATTTGGAAATACAGATCCAATGATTCACCTGTTCAAAGCAGCAGGGTACACAATTGAGGATGACGTTGTATCAGCAAATACATCGGTAGTTTATTTCCCAATTAAGTCAGGTCATCCAAGATCTGAAAAGGATGTTACTTTGTTTGAGAAGATTGCACTTGCTGCAACTGCTCAGAAGTATTGGTCTGACAATGGCGTTTCTGTGACACTTTCATTTGACAAAGAAACAGAGTCAAAGCATATTGTTCCAGCACTCAATATGTACGAAGGACAACTAAAGGCTGTATCATTCCTTCCAATGGGAAATACAGTTTATCCACAGCAACCATACACAGGTATTACTGAAGAGCAATACGAATCGTATATTGGTAAATTAAAGCACATTGATTTTGCTGCTATTTATGATGGAGCAGAAAATCTTGAGGCTCAAGGAGAGATGTACTGCACTACAGATTACTGTGAAATTAAAATAAACAAGTAGTCTTTTGTGGTAAAATAGACCTATAATGTCTAATCCATCAAACCTATATGCCGAAAAAGTCTTTGCTGAGCATCCGACTGGTCTATGGGCTTTAGACGATACAGCAGACTATATTTCTTTACTTTCAGAACCACAAAGAAATTTATCAAATTGGACAATTGTTGGCGGTACATATCAAAACTATACCCAGTCAGTAGACGAACCATTTATAAATAGTTATGTTGGTAAAATTACCGCTACACCAACAGACAACGAGATGGCTTCTATAATTGCAACAAGTAATGAAATAATGAGCCTAAGAGACTTTAATACTTATTTAAGAACATTTTCCGTAGGTGGTTATTTTTATTCTGAAAGCGCATACATCGCTGGCTTTGAGATTGGTTATCAATATACAGATACAACAAGTGGTGACATCATAACTCATTTAAAAAATTATGATACAGTAATAAATAGCAACTGGGTCTTTATATCAGAAACATTTGACACTCCTCCAGATGATACAAATATTAGGCTAGTATTTAAGATTAATTTTATTGGTGGATCAGAAACAGAAGATGTGTTCTTAGTAAATGGAATAAGCCTTGGTCAATGGTCAGAAGAGTTTGCATCTACATCTCTTGGTGTTCAAGCAATTGACATACCATCAACAATATCTATTTCACCACAAAAAGGCGTTGTCTCAAAATGTTACGGTCTGCAAGAGTTAGATGGATACTATTTGGTTTCTGACAATATGCTTAAAGCAAAAAATTCAGGGATTCCGATTGTTTATGGAACATCTGGACTTACAACCATATATCCAAATACAAACACCCCATCACTTATAATTCCTGGATCTGGTTTTTTAAATGAGGCTGGTAAATTTAAACAATATACTTTTGAAACTTGGCTTAGAATAAATTCATATAGCAATGAAAGAAAAAGAATTATTGGGCCAATTGCTTCAGAAGATGGAATATATGTTGATGGTCCATCAATAGGTTTAAAAATAGGAAATGAGTACGGAGCATACTATGTTGGCGAGTGGACAAGGCCAATGCTTGTTCACATGCGTGTAGGTAAAGATACCGCATCTCTTGTAATAAATGGACAAGAAGTTGTTTCTTTAAACTATTTAACAGAGTCTCTTTATTTACCATCAATGCTAAACTCAAACGGTAAGGATCAGGACTGGATAGGGTTTTATGCATATGACGACATATATCCTATAGAGGTAGACTGTGTTGGAATTTATCCATACATAGTTGCAACTGCTGTTGCAAAAAGAAGGTTTGTTTTTGGACAAGGTGTTGACATTCCAGAAAACATCAATACATCATATAGCGGAACCTCTGTTTTTATTGATCATTCATTTGCAGACTATACATCAAACTATTCATATCCAAAACTTGGCTCATGGAATCAGGCTTTTAATGACAATACATTAATCGTAAATAAATCTCTTTCTGTTTTGTCTCATCCACTTCCAGAGATAGTCTTATCATCAAAAACAGAAGAAGAACTTTTGTCGGACTGTAATCTTGTACAGTCATCAGATACAAGAAATTTTTTATCTTTTAGACCAAACCCTTCTTGGAATAATGTTTCTGGATACTTATTCTTTAAGAACTTTGACTTTATAAAAAGTCCCATTTCTGCTTTCTACGGTTGCTTTAGATTACCACAGACATCTAGTTCGGTACAGACTCTTTTTAAAATAGAAAAAGAAAATACAAATAGTTATTTTATGATAGAGTTAAAAAATTCTAATATATTTTATAAACACGGAACTAACAATATAAAAATTAATGAAGCAAGAGCATTTATGAATAAAACGACGGGTATTGTCAATACAGTCTATACTACAAATGTTCCACATCAAATTTCACAAGAATCAAAAGTTTTAATATCACAATTTGAAAAAACAGAATTCAATAAATCGGATAACTATGTAGATGTTTTTAAGATATTGAGTTCTAACTCATTTTCTATAGAAACTCCGTGGATAACTCTTATTCAAAATCAAGATCAAACCTATGTTGATAAGTATTCGTATGGTCCAGGCATAAAAGGAACTGGAATTGTAGATTTTTATACTGTTCTATATTCTCCACTAACTGCCGATCCAGGAGAATTGATAGATATAGGCCTAAACATTCCAGCATTTGTATCAAGATTTGGAAACCCCGTATCAGACTTCTTTGGATCTTTATCAGACCTAAGAATGTATATCGGTGGAGACAGGAATGGACTCTCAACATTTACTGGAAAAATATACAACATCGGAGCATGTACCACATACAACTTTCAAAAAATTAGGGCTTTGTTTAATGAGATAGGAGTTCCTATTTGGAATGAAGATCTTTTTGCTGTTTATCAAAACAACCAATTAATTAATATAGACGGAGGAATAGACACAACATCTATGCCACCTTACGGAGGTTTAACAGACACAGCAAACGGAGCACTTAGTGGTGGAGGCGTAGTCGTTGCTGAAGAAGATTCTCTTTTAGATCACGTTGCAAGTTATACTCTTTTACCAGAAATAGTTTTTGATACATACAAACTTTCTGTATCTGCAAGCGCATATTGGGAAGATCAACTACCATTAACATACTTTGCTGAATCAGTTCTGGATAAAAGAGGGGACCAATACTTTGATCTTGATTTTATTCAGTTTAACATTGACTATCCAATACCATCAAAAACAATCGCAATAGAAACAGAGCCAGAGCCTTGGACATATTCAGAGTTATCAAATGAGTATGGAACTCCAGTTCAAAGAACATACACATCGTTAGATAATTATCTTTTTACTGGATATAATGATTACGATGATTTAAAAAATAAAATAGCAAAAGATTATAGATATGACACAGACGGATCAATTGTAAAGTCATACGTAACTTTTCAGTATACAGAGTTAGGGGCAAACCAAACATATTATTATTTTACAAAAACAGAAAGACCTTCAAGGGATGGAGTGTTAATTCCTGGTTCAGACTGGATGACAACAAAGTATGAAGTTGTAGATAATATGATTATCTATCCACCAAGTGGTGTAGACTTTAATGACTTGTCCATTGTTACACACATAGAAATAAATGTAAAAAATTCAGAGACAAATAATGTATTAATTAAAAAACTTTCTTATTCATCGCAAGCACTTAATGAGGCTGATGCAAGCCCAATCGGTACAAGGTTTGGAACATCTATTTATCCATATACTAAAACTGGAATATATTATAATTTTAAAAGCAATAATCCTTTTGCAATTTATACAGGGTCATCTCCATACCTATACTTAACAAAAACAAGTGGTATTCAATTAAAGGGAAAGTATGATCCACTAGTCAATAGAGGTCTTTTAATTCCTGTGAATGAAAGCAGAGCAGAGGGATTTAAGGCTATAGCAATGCAAATGGCAGTAAGATTTGATGGAGACTATTTTCCATATGCTCCGACACAGATATTTGAAATTCAAAGCAAGGACTCTTACATAAAGTTCTACATGGTTGCTAACGATCCTTCTGGACGCAGAGCAAAAATTTATGCAATAGATGCAAATACAGGATTAGTTCAAAATGGTATTGGATTTTATTGGAATGGCAAGATAGTAAAAGAGCCAGTAATAACTCTTCAAGAGTGGGGCTTTCTTGGTATTAATTTTGCAAACAGTCTTAACTTCTCATTTTTTGAAGGTGCAGTAAGATTAACTGGTCCACTACTATTTAACAGTCTTTCTTACTATCAATCTACAAACCTGCAAGAAGTTCAGAACATAGCAGAAAGACCTTGGTTTAGAGTTAAGGTTCTTGGATCTTCTCCTCTTGATTGGGAGTTTTGGGATAGCCCATCTTTTAACTGGAATAAGGTCCTTGTATTATCAGAAACAAGTTATTATGGTGTAAATCCTTCAGACGTCTACAAAAGTTACACGGGGACTAATAAAATTATTGTAGATGACGATAGGCCAGTTCGTTTTGAAGAGTACGCATATACTATCTTTACTGACGTAAAATGGAACCAGTTCATACAAGACCCAGTCTAATATGGTATACTTGTAGTTATGGATTCTCTTATAGACCCAAAAACTGGTCAACCAATTGTAAAAAACGTTAGACGCCAAGTCATTGAAAAGAACTATGACTGGGGACTTTATGTATACAAGAAGGCAAATGGAAAATGGTTTACAGACGGTAATGGCTCAGTACTTAACATTCCTTCAGATAAGAACGATATATCTAGAATGGCAGAACTAAAAAAGACTGCAATGCATTACGGAGATCCAGGAGACGGCACATGTGTGTTTGTTCCAGGGCTAACAAGAGTTTCTGAAGAAGAGTACTCTGAACAAGTAGATCGAATGAAGTCTGGCCTTATTCCAAATCTAAATGATCTTGGAGCAGTACAGGCAGCAAAAGATACAATTGCTAAGTACGGGGATGAAGAGTAATCATGGAAGATAACGAATACGAAATTGGTGCAAGAATTGATGATGCAATAAAGAAAGACGATACTTTTTCAAAGTCAGATCCATTTAACGGAAATTGGGATTCATTAAAATCTCTTGACGGACTAGAAGCAAATTTTAAAAGAC